CTCCGATGAGGGTTTCTCATTGGCGTCGGTACCGAGGGCCCCCAAGGGCCCGGGGTCAGTACCGCTAGTTGATCTGACTCTACCCCTCAGTTGGCCCGCACTGTACGTCGTGCCCACCACACTGAGGTTCTGGAGAACCGAGATGGAATAAGCCACCCGGGATCCCACAGGCTGTTGGAAGACGGCCCAACAGCTGGAAAGACCTTCCAGCACTCAGAAGAATACCGCGTATCTCCTGAGTTCCCAAGGACGACAAAAGGAAGAGATGGACTGCGGCACTTTGTGGCCCCTAGTCCGACAGCCCGATGCCAATGGACTTACACGGTTCCTGCAGCTCGGAACGTCAGGTATTACCCCGCCTTCGACCTCACGGTCAAGGAAGGCGGTGCCCGCCGTTAACCAGCCCATCTCTACCCCCCTACCACCCTTGGAAGGCACTGAACGAGGACCCCTGGTCCCTCGGTCAGACCGACTCCCCTCTACTTCGCGGCCATGCACTAGACCCAATTCACCCCGTCCGGACGGACGGCGTCTAGTAAAAGACACCGTGGAGGAGGGAAAGAATTGAGGGAACGGACCAGCGAAACCCCGACGCTCAAGTCGGGATGGTCATCGAGCCACCGTCCCACGAGAGGAACGACAGGAAGCCCTCGGGCCTCCCACCAATCCCAAAGAGGCGCAGGCCAGTTCCACTCCCAGTCTACTCGAAAAGAGAGCACAGACTCGCCCAGGCGAGGACCAAGCTCCGCATCTCTTTCGACCAGAAGTGGACCCGAGGCCAACCTCTTCTCGTAAGGACGGACCTTAAGACCGCGGGTCAAACGGACCCCGAGTCTTAGAAAATCGACCTTCCTCTCATCGTAGAGAGCCCAGAAAAGAGGGCTAGGACCGACGTCACGAGTGACAACGGGCCAAGCCCTCTTAACTCCAGACTCTACGATGAGAGGCTTCGCTTGCACGGCTTGCCTAAACCAACGCTCACGGAGGAGCACACACCTCAGGCGAGAGGGGACGCTCGACAGGGTAACGCCACGACGGATGATGTCATACCGAAGCATAACAACCATCCACCGGAAGTTCCCTGGCGAAAGCGTCCTCAAGCCCTCGTAAAGGCGTGAAAGAAGACAGGAAGTATCCGAGTTGAGGGGCTGTAAGGCACTAAGAACAGGTTTCCGAAGAAGCCTATTCCTAGTGACATGGTAAGACCGAGAGTTCAACTCGATGTACTCCGAAGAGACACCGGTCTTATCCCGATTAACCACAAGCCCGAAGTGAGATGTTACGGCAACCCAATCCTCATAAACAGCAGAATTGCCTGCAAAGGCAATGTCATCACCATTAATGAGGACCTTACGGTACCGCTTCACCCCAGTTCTCTTCCGACGCATCGAGGAAACGATATCGTAACATGCCTTGTTAAGTAAACACAAGACAGGAAACGATAACAAGTTCCCCATCATCGAGCCTCTCCGAATGGGGTGACTAATCCCACTCGAAGAGACCCAATGGAGGTTCTCCGCATCGAAAGACCCAACCATCACCTCCCTCTCTTCCTCCGTGAGGTCTGGACACCGGGCCAAGACGCCGATTATACAACTGACGGCCTTGAGATAAATATTGTTGGTGGCGGCCGA